GGTCAGTAAAAAATCAGAGAAGACTGCGGCGACTCGGCGTGACATTATGGACGATGTAATTGAAACTTTGTTTGCAAAGTTTAATCATCTTCAGGACATAGACGATTTATGCAAGTGCGCAAATTCAATTTCAATCGCGGTGACTGCCGCCAATGGCTGTGATCGCACCCTTGCGATTGTATCTGGTAAGTTGACCAATCTATCCGAAGCCATAGAACGTTTGCTCATGGATGAACAGCCTAATGACTCAAGCACTCTCGAGTAATCCGCTGGCACGACGTATCAAAGATACCGTCTGGCGCGGTCCCATAAATTGGGCACGCACCAACGGAATAACCCTGCGTCCGTATCAAGAAATGATTTCGCGTGCTGTAGTGGACTCGATTGTGAATGAACGCGGTTTGACCTTTGTGGTTGTTCTTCCTCGGCAAAGTGGCAAGAATGAATTGCAAGCACATATTGAAGCCTGGTTGATGTTTCGATATGCGCGTAAGGGTGGGCGTATTGTCTCGGTCTCGCCTACGTTCAAGCCACAGACTATCAACGCCATGGATCGTGTTCGCGCAAGTCTTGACCGTTCGCCTGTGGCCATGGGCAACTGGCGAACGTCCGCGGGATTCATCTTCAAGTTCCATGCTTCACGCCTGCAATTTTTTTCCGCCGATCCTTCGGCAAAAGTAGTAGGCGCAACCGCCGATCTGCTCCTGTCTGTGGATGAAGCCCAGGACGTGGATATATCCAAATTTGACAAAGACTTTGACCCCATGACTGCCGCTACGAATGCGACGCGCGTCTTTTGGGGTACGGTCTGGACAAAAGATACTTTGTTACATCGTCAGTCCGAGATTGCAAAAATGGAACAGGAAAAAGATGGCATTCGCCGTTTGTTTCAATTCACTGCGAATGACGTGCGCGCGCTCGTCCCTGCTTACGGTGATCATGTTGATCGTGTGGTGCAAGAGAAAGGTCGTCAACATCCGCTGGTAAAGACGCAGTATTTTTGCGAAGAGATAGATGCGCAGGTAGGCATGTTTCCGGCCCGCCGTCTAGCACTGATGCTGGGTGACCAGCCGGCGCAGGCTGAACCGATCCAGGGTCACATGTATGCGATGACTGTGGATGTGGGCGGGCAGGACGAAGCGCTCTTGAATTTGGACGGCATGGGAAACCCGGGACGGGATTACTGCACGGTGGACATTCACGATATTGACTTGTCCAGTTTGGAGACACTGCAGGCCCCAATCTATCGGTGCGTGAATCGTAGTTCATCGCAAGGCGTGAATCACGTGGACGTTTTCGGCGCGTTGTGCGCGGTGATAGACGCGTGGCAGATTCAATACATCGTCATCGATGCAACCGGAGTAGGGGAGGGGCTATGGGGGATGCTGGTCAAGAAATATCCGACGCGCGTGATTGCGGTCAAATTCACCCAGCAGACGAAATCGGAGATTGGTTATGCCTTCATTGGCGTGGTGGAGACGGGCCGCTTCCGAGATTGCGCGCGCACGCCGGAAATCGAGATGCAGTACGCCAAATGTCAGTCTGAAATATTGATCGGCCCCGCCAAGACCATGCGCTGGGGCGTGAAGGACGGCACGCGGGACACGTCGACGGGACTGCTGGTACACGATGATTGGTTGCTGGCAGATTCGCTGGTGACCGAACTCGATCAGTTGGAGTGGTCTCTTCAATTTGAGACGACTATCATCCAAGGAGTGGATCCGATGCCGGATATGGATAGGAATTTCTAATGGGTGCGCCTACTCCACCTATCAGCATATGTTAAAGCACAGGAGTACCTAGTGATGAAACGAACCTCCCTGGGCAGGTACGCCCACAGACAGGCAACGAAAGCCGACCTGGAACGCCAGCTTGCCAATGCGAACGATGCATTGGAGATGGCGCTTGCGGTGTCCCCTGAAATAGATAACAACTTTTTCACGGGTGGGCTTTCCGGCAATTACACGGATCGCACTTCCTGGGATCGGAAAAAGGTTTTCGCCGAGAGTCTGCGCGCGTGGCGGGTGAATCCGATTGCGCGCCGAATCGTGCGCCTGGCGCGTTCGTTCATCATCGGCAAGGGGATCAAGATCAAGTGTGATGATGAGAATACACAGAAGTTCCTGGATGCCTGGTCCAAGGATCCGCTGAATAAGTTGAATAAAAATTTTGGCCGTTGGAAAGATGAGGATACGCGCACGGGTAACTTGTTCTTCCTGTTCACGATTAGCCCCGACGGCATGACCTATGTTCGCGCTGTGCCAGCGGAGAGGATTGAGGACATCATCTCTGCGGAGAATGACATTGAGCAGGAGACCAGGTTCACCAAAGATTTAATTGGCGCAGATTATTACGAAGCATACGATCCGAGAGTGGAGCAGAAAACTTTCATGGTGCATTTTGCCAGCAACCGGCCGGTTGGTTCGGTTTGGGGGGAAGGCGACCTGGCCCCGCTACTTGTGTGGATTGGCCGGTATTCGACCTGGCTCGAAGACCGCGTGCGGCTTAATCATTTTCGTAATGCGTTCATGTACATCGTGCGCGGGAAGTATAAAAATGAATCCGAACGCTTTACTCGTGAAAAACATTTGAACGTTAACCAACCTAAGCCCGGGTCGGTGTTGGTCGTAAATGAGAACAACGAAGACTGGGGTATTTTATCCGCAACGCTGGACTCCTTCGATGCCAGCCTTGACGGCATTGCAATCAAGAAAAACATCTTGAGCGGACTCGGTTACCCGATGCATTGGTTTGCCGAACCGGAAGGCTCAAACAAAACGACTGCGGAAGCGGCGGGAACGCCGACCTTCCGCACACTCGAAGAGGAGCAGGATGACTTTTTTGAGATGGTTGTCGAACTTGCGCGCGTGGCGGTGGAAGTACGCCAGCGGGCAGGTGACAGGAGCGTGAAAGCGGACGCGACAATTTGGGTGGATGGTCCCGATATCACCGAGCGCGACAATGCGACGTTGGCGCTGGCGCTCGGACGTGCGTATCCACCTTTGGCCGACCTGTTCGACCGGGATGCCATTTCGCCCGATGAATTTATGCGCCAGGTCTATAAGACATTTGCCGGGGTTTGGACAGGTAAAACACCGAATATCAAGAAAAAACCACTGGTAAAGCCACTGGCGAATCCGCCGGTGAATTCGCCGGTGAAGCCGCCACATGACCCTGGCACTGATCCGCAAGATCCGCAAGAACAAGATCCGTAAGAAACGAAATGATGAGGAATGAAACCATGACAAATAAAAAATGGAATCAACATTCGAAAAACGGTTGTGAGGATTGCAATCGTTTGAACGGACAAGTACATAGTGAGGAGACCTGGGAAAATATGGGTGTTGCTCCTGGCAAGGGTGTGGTGTGCGGGGATAACTGCAAATGTACGCTGGATGAAACAGAGGATACGGCACTCTCGGAGCGTGACGTTACGCTAAAATTATCGGCGCGGCCGACCGACGACGGCTTTTTCATTTTGGCGATCAATGAGGGAGAAGCAAAGGGTCACGGGATTAAGTTCTCGGCGCGCGTGTTGCAGGAGGCTATGCCGTTGTACGAAGCAAAGCCGGTATTTATCGATCACGCCGTGTTCAATGCGCCATCGGTGCGTGACCTGGCGGGTACATTGCAAGATGTGGCCTGGAATGACGAGAATCATGGCATACAGGCGAATTTAGTCCCGGCTGGGCCGGCGGCAGAAGTTCTTTTGTCGTTACGGGATGCGGCAAGGAAAAGTCCGGCTGTTATGGGGGCGGTGGGCTTTTCATCGGTGTTAAATGTGAGTCTGGCAAGGAATGGGGACGTATTAAAGATCGTCCGCGTCAAATCGGTTGACGTGGTTATTGATCCTGCGCGCGGCGGAAAATTTCTCTCGGAAATTCACCGAGACTTCGTACGCACGCAACCCTTGACCAAAGGAGGTCAAACCATGAAACGGAAAGTGAAAGTAACCGATCCCGAAACCCAGGAAGTAACTGAGGTCGAGGGTGAGGCCGTCGAGTTGAGTACCCAGGAGGAGGCGATCGAGACCAACCGCCAGGCGGCGGCAGAACTGCTGGGAGAGTCCCAGCGACAGGCAGCAATGCAGGCGGCGATGGATGAGCAGTTGGCATCCAGCCAGGAGACGCTGGTTGCCATGTGCGAGAATTTGCTCGCGACCGGCCTGTCCAATTCACGCCTGCCGGACCTGACGCAGGCCCGCATTCGCAAGCAGTTTGCGGGGCACGTGTTCAAAGCACCTGAGTTGGCGCTTTCTCTCCAAGAAGCGCGTGAGGAAGTGTCAGCGTTGACCGCGCCCGGGAATGTGCAGGGACCAGGCCGTGTGACGAACATGTTCGACAGCCGCGACCAGTTCCGGCTGGCTGTGGAGGACCTGTTCGGCGTCGAGCGCGATCCAAAGGAGGCCAACATCAAGGTACATCGCTTGCACGGCATTCAAGATGCGTACCTGATGGCCACCGGTGATCAGCAGTTCATGGGCGGCTACTATCCTGAGTTTGCCCTGGTGACCGCCAACTTCCCCGGCATTGTTGCCAACGTAATGAACAAAATGCTCATCGCGTCCTGGAAGGATTTAGAGAACGTGTACGGCTGGTGGAAGGAGATCGTCACCATCGAGCATTTCACAAACTTGAACCAGGTAACATGGGTCAAGACCGGGACCATCGCTTCCCTGCCTTCGGTTGCCGAACGCGGCGAGTACACTGAGTTGCCGCTTGGCGACATCAAGGAGACTACGGATTGGGGCAAGTATGGCGGGTACGTTCCGTTGACCATCGAAGCCGTCCTTCGGGATGACCTACGCGCCTTTACCCACATGCCACCGGAGGCCGCGCTGGCCGGTATCCGCAATGTCTCGGAACATGTCGCAAATGTTTTCACCCAGAACAACGGCGCGGGTCCTACCATGAGTGACGGTGGCGCGTTGTTCAACTCCACCGCGCAGACTACTGCAGGCGGCCACCTGAACCTGCTCACGACTGCCTTGGGCACGGATTACACGGCCTGGAACGCAGTGGCCACGGCCATGTACAAGAAGAAAATGATGATCAAGAACACGGCAGGGTACTATGGCGTGGGCAAGCCTTACGGCATGAAGCCAAACGTGTGCCTGGTGCCGGCCGACCTGATTACACAGGCAGAAGCGTTGTTCATCCCACGCTGGGCATCTGTTGTTGAAAGCGCAGTTGCCACCGTCGGCGGCCCGTCCTTTGGCGGGAAGGTCAAACCGTTGGCCGTTCCTGACTTCACAGACGCCACAGATTGGGCGGCTGTCAACACACTCATGCCGGGTGTGATGCTGGGTGAGATCTTCGGCGTTGTGCCACAGATCTTCTCGGCGTCGAGCGATATTGACCCGGCAATGTTTGCCAACGATGAGAGTAGGTTGAAGGTGCGCCAGTTCCTAGCCGTTGGCGTGGCAGATGATATGCCGCTAGCCAAGAACCATGTGGTTTGATAGTCGGCTAGTCTGCTAGTCCGGTAGTTTATTCACCCTTCAGGTGAATAGGTTGACCTGAAATCAACTCTGCCTGGGCGGGTACACCCGCAGACAGGTGGTAATTCACCCGAAGGGAATTAGTCCCTGTGGCCTGACCCGGTCACATCGAAGGAGTATTGCTATGGGTTACGTAGATGATGGAAGTGTGAATCTGTATATTCCGCCGACTGCCATGATGCCGATCACCGGCACGTGGACGGAAGTGGCGGGGCAGGTGGCCGGCACGATCTGTAAACACAAGGCGGCGACGGCTGAAACATCGGTGGTTTATATTCCAATCCCGCTGCTTTCATCCAGCAGCGTGGATGCGGGCGGCTTGCCTGTGAAGGGCAGTCAGATTAAGAGCATCGAAGTGGATTACGAAATCCAGGTGGCGGCTTGCACATCTGTGACCGCTGCGCTGAAGAAGATCAAGCGCGGCGCAGATGGCGCGGTGGCGGTGGTCTCGACCATTCCCGCCACACAGGACCTGACGGCGACCACGAATGCGGCGACCGTGAACCAGCACAAGCTGACTCTGACTGTCACGAACCCGGTCTATGTGGAGAATGATGAGGAACTGGTTGAGACCGTGACAATTGTCACGCCGGCGACAAGCACAGTGAACGTGTTGGGCGCGGTTGCCAACATCGGGCTGAAACTATAGGAGGCAGCCATGACTAGCTTATTGTCTCTTGCAACCAGGTACGCCAAGTTCAAGGGCACACGCATCATCGAAGGTGCGTATAAGATTCGTGATGATGGGACGATCACCTTTGTCCTGGAGTCGGGTCCCAAACTCTGCATGACCGAAGCGGAGATGAATACAGCGCTGGCGGAGGTCGAATCGAAGGCCGAACCAAAGGCCGGGAAGATCGATCTCTCGGACGGCGTGAATGCCGGCGAGGCTTCGCTGGCGGGCAAGACGCTCAACAAGGCGCGAAAGGAGAAAGCATGATTCCATTCTATCGCTCAAAGACCTTCTGGTTCTCGGCGCTGACCATCATCACCGCGGTGGCGACGTTGTTCGGCTTCCAGAATTTTCAGCCCACCGATCATATGCAGGACATCATCCTGCTGGTAGTGGGCATTGTTAACCTGATTCTGCGGCTGTTACCGGCGCGCGACATTGCCAGTCCGCTGACCAGGCGGTAATCCCTTCTACGAATGTGCCTGGATGCCCCTGATAATCAAATTATCAGGGGCACAGGGGCACACAAACAGCAAAGATGATATAGATGACTGTCTTATCAAAGAAAACCCGTCCCAGGCCCGCCTTGCGCCTTATGCATTCTGTCGCTTTTCGTGCGCTTCGGGATGATTTGCATTACTGGCAAGGCATGACAAGAATGGAAGCGCGGTGGTTGAAACAGTCACGCGCCCGGTGCAAGGTGATTGCTGCGAAGATACGCGCGCTTGAAAGGTGAATCATGTCCGACTCCCTGACCACATTAATCGGCAAAGTTCAGGCCTTGCTCCTGGATGACGGCACGCGCTTTACGACGGCGACCATCACTGCGGCGGTGCGCCAGGCGTTGAAGGAATTCAACCTGCGCGCGCCGGTTTACACGGAGACGTTGGAGGCCGTGGTCGCGAACCAGAAAGAGTACGTATTGAGCAGCGTGGATTACAATAATCTCATTGAGATATTGGACGTGCTTTTGTGGGACGTCGATGGGAATGATGATGAACCGCTGGTCTATGATGAATACTTCGAAGATGCCGTCCCCGTGATCCGCTTGCGGGAGGCGCGCACGGACACGAGTGAGTTTTTAGTGGTGCGCTATACCCTACCGTACACGGTCAACGGGCTGGACGGCGAAGTGGAAAGCACGTTACCGGCGTTTTGGGTGACAACGTTATTAAATGGCGCGTGCTATTATGCGTGTTTGATCCGTGCGGCTGGCCGCGTAGAGACAGTATTGGAGTGATGATCTATGACTCTTGCACTGGCTGACTTTCGGACTGCAATTCTGGCCCTGCTCGATGATCCGGGTTTGGCGCGTTATACCAACGTGTCGGTAGACGAGGGATTGCGATGGGCTATTGTTGAATATGCCGCGGCTGGAAATGCCAATCACAATATTAAAAATCTAGACGGCGCGGTGACGACTACATTGCCTGCGGCGAATAGTGTTAATGTAGAGGTTGGTTCCGCTGGTTACTGCGCGTTGATGCGTTCGATCTCGCGGACGGAGATGATCAATCTCAACCACGCGGTGGTGGAAAATTTGCGGAAAACCGCTGATAGATATTTGACTGAGTTCTATCGTGTTTTGGGGGTCTATTCGAGCGGTTTTGCCGAAAAGAAAGCCTATCAGGTTTTGACGGCGGCTTCGGCCACGGCGGCGGCTTCTGCGTTAGTTGCGGCGACAACTGCGCGGGATACGGCGTTGGCGGGATATGTCACTGCGCGGGATGCGGCGTTGGACACGGATCGGGTGGCGCTGCTCAAGCTTAAATTCAAGAATTCTGGCACGACTGACAAGGCCTTGATGTCTATTGCCGAGCGGTTCAAGAGCGCCTTTGAGGCCGGCCTGGAACGTGCGGCGCGGCGCAAGCCGGCGGTGGGCGAACCGGATACGAGCGCCTGGAACGATGCCTGGCATGGGTGGGGACAGTGAGCAGGAATGGTGTCCCGGCAGAGTTGACTGCGGCGTTGGCAAGCGGGTATTACACGCCGTATATGCGCGCCAAATTTTATAAATTGTTTGGTGACGCGAGCCCGACCTGGACGATGACGCAAATCACCAAATATTATTTAAAGGGGACTACGCTTGACCTGGAGGGGATCTATCTGGTTGGCACAGACGAATACGGTTTGTTGGGATTTGTTGTTGTGGAGCGCGGGGTTACGATCAATGCAGTGAATTACACGATCAGCACCAGTAAGTTCGCAATTACCGATGCGTTCTCGGACGGAAATTATCTGTACGTGACCGCAGAGTTATTTCCTGAGCAACGATATGTTGCTTACCCTGGCACGTCCACTTATCGTGAAGTTTTATCTGCCCTGGTTGACCGGTTTGGTTTTACTGCCAGTTTCAAAGACGATTCCGAGGCGTATTGGAATAATCAGTTTTATCCGCTTTCGGATGTTTTCGTATTAAATAAAGTTGTCGGGTTGGGGAGTTTGTTGAAACAAAAATATTTCATGAATTATGCAGACCAGGGAGGAGGGAACATTATTTTTTATGCCGCCAAGGATACTGTGAACGCGGAGAATGCCAATGTTGAAACCACCATTGAAGTTGATTGTATTTTAAATCGTTCCGAGATTCCCTCGACATCCAGTTTTGTCGGGTTGAAATCGTATGACGAATATGCGTTGATCCATCAATCCACGAACTTGGATTCGCTGCACGATCTGGGTTTTTTACGTAATGGCGACATGGTACCGACCGATACGCTGAATTCGGCGGCCTTAATAAAAATGATGCCGGTAACGATCAAGCCAATTGTGATACCGATGAACCTGGATTATTTGACTGGCGACAGGGTAAAGATCACTACTAATTTTGGGGTTGAAAAGAGCGGGATAGGCTACATTTTGGGCGGGTATACCGGCGCGAACACTGCGGTGATCGAGAACTTGGTGTTTGCGACCGAGACATCTGCGGCGATTGCGGCCACATTGGATACTGCAAAGCATTTGGGCGCGGGAGTGAACAGCGCGACGAAAGGGTACATCCTGGGCGGAAATACCGGCGCTTTGACTGCCGTGATCGAGGACCTAATCTTTGCGACGGAGACATCGCAGACGATCGCGGCCACATTGAATACGGCAAAGCATGCCGGCGCGGGAGTGAACAGCGCGGTGAAAGGATACATCCTGGGCGGGTATACCGGCGCTGTGACTGCGGTGATCGAAGACCTAATTTTTGCGACCGAGACATCTGCGGCGATTGCAGCCACATTGAATACCGCAAAGCGTTTGGGCGCGGGAGTGAACAGCGCGACGAAAGGGTACATCCTGGGCGGAAATACCGGCACTTTGACTGCCGTGATCGAGGACCTAATCTTTGCTACCGAGACCTCGCAGGTGATCGCGGCCACATTGAATACGGCAAAGGGTTATGGCGCGGGAGTGAACAGCACGACGAAAGGGTACATTCTGGGCGGGTATATTGGCGCTTTGACTGCGGTGATCGAGGACTTGGTGTTTGCGACCGAGACCTCGCAGGTGATCGCGGCGACCTTGGATACCGCAAAGTATATCGGCACGGGGGTGAACAGTGCGACGAAGGGCTACATTCTGGGCGGGTGGAACGGCGCCTTCACTACGGTGATCGAGGATCTTATCTTTGCGACCGAGACCTCGCAAGTGATCGCGGCCACATTGAATACGGCAAAGGGTTATGGCGCGGGAGTGCAAAATGGCTGGGCTTAGTGTGATGGGATATTTGCAGGTGACCGAGTACTTTGATCCAGCCAGGCAGCCGTCGTGGGGGTTGGAATTGACGTTGTGGGATTACGTGGATAAAAGGGAATTAATTTATGTGGATATAATAGCCAGGAAGAGCGGCGTCGGCTACATCCTGGGCGGGTATACCGACGTCGGCTGTACTGCAACAATCGAGGACTTGGTGTTTGCGACCGAGACCTCGCAGATAATTGCGGCCACATTGAATACGGCAAAGCATGCCGGCGCGGGAGTGAACAGCACGACAAAAGGGTACATCCTGGGCGGTGATACCAACGCCGCGACTGCCGTGATCGAGGACCTAATCTTTGCGACCGAGACATCGCAGACTCTCGCGGCCACATTGGATACGGCAAAGTATAGCGGCGTGGGGGTGAACAGCGCGACGAAAGGGTACATCCTGGGCGGAAATACCGGCGCTTTGACTGCCGTGATCGAGGATCTTATCTTTGCGACGGAGACGTCGCAGACGATCGCGGCCACATTGGATACTGCAAAGGGTTATGGCACGGGGGTGAACAGCACGACGAAAGGGTACACCCTGGGCGGGTATACCGACGCGAACACTACGGTGATCGAAGACCTAATTTTTGCGACCGAGACATCTGCGGCGATTGCAGCCACATTGGATACTGCAAAGGGTTATGGCGCGGGGGTGAACAGTGCGACGAAGGGCTACATTCTGGGCGGGTGGAACGGCACTTTGACTGCAGTGATCGAGGATCTTATCTTTGCGACCGAGACCTCGCAGGTGATTGCGGCCACATTGGATACCGCAAAGTATGCCGGCGCGGGAGTGAACAGCACGACGAAAGGGTACATCCTGGGCGGGTGGACCGACGCGGACACTGCGGTGATCGAGGACCTAATCTTTGCGACCGAGACATCTGCGGCGATTGCAGCCACATTGGATACTGCAAAGGATTTGGGCGCGGGAGTGCAAAATGGATCTGTCTAAAATGCAGAAAATGATGAGGAACGTTCCGTTTGGAATGAGCGTTTACCAGATCGAGAAATTCAACCGCGGACAGGAGACGCCCGAGCGGTTGTATCGCAACTGCCTGTTGCAATTGAACCAAAAAATTCGGGCGTTGAAGGAGTGCGAATTTCGAAGGAAGCGGTACGAGATTGATCTCGAAGAAATTAATGAGAAGTTGAAAATGGTGAATGGCTTCGAACGCCAAAGATTGGAGATAGATTGGGATGAAAAAAATTTCAACCTAGATGGGGAAATAAAATTGATTGAGGATGCGTACATTGAATGTCAGACGTATATATCCATCCTGGATGGATTGCCCGAGTTTACGCGGGAGCAATTCGAGCATGCGGAGGAGGTGTATTGGGAAAGAAAATTGTTAAACGATGCGCGGCACGAGGTGTCCTCGAGTGGGCGCGTGAGTCAGGATACCATAGAGGCATTGGAACAGATAAGAATTGTGGTCGGCAGGAATGAGCAGGGGCAGATCGCGTATTCAAAGGATTCCGCCCTTCTAAAGGCGGGTGAGGCTGAATCATGATGCGGGCGGCTGGGCAACCGTGTCCGTGTCCGCTGGAAAGATCTTGTCAAACTAGTCATATATATATAAGGAGATAAATACATGGTAACTTATCCAATCATCGGAACCGACACAAGCTCATATGAGGGCTTGATCGATACGAAAAAGAATCTGGCCGCAGGCACATCCTTCATCATCCCAAGAGCAGGATATGCCAATGTAATAGATAGACAGTTTGCAAACACATGGGCAAACGCAAAGGGGCTGATGCCTCGCGGCGCATACTGGTATCTGAATGTTTGGTATTCCATACGACAACAGGCGGAGATGTTTGCCAAGTGTTTGTCGGTGGACCCAGGT